CTTGGTGAAGAAAAGTGTGGTAAAGGAATGTATTGGTGTAATACAAATAAAGAATGTAAACCTCTACCAAAAGGGTTTGATGTTCCTGGACAAAAAATCAAACCAACTGAGGTTGGTATTGGGAAACCAGTAGAAGGGTCTTGTAGTAAAACAAAAAAAGGAAAGGATTGCCCAGTACACGGAATGGATGAGTGTCCAATGAGTGTCGATGAGGCATGTTGGAAAGGATATAAGAAAAAAGGTATGAAAACTATGTTTGGTAAAAAATATCCAAATTGTGTAAAAGTAGAAAATGTTAAAATTGAAGAATCAGTTCGTATTCCAGCAAAAACAGGTAATATTATTTCGGTGATGTTTAATTGGAGAGGTAAAACTTATGGAACAAAAATATTCTTCCCACAAATAGGCATCCCAACTAGAAAGAATGTTGAGTATGAAATTAAAAAAATTTACCCTGATTGTAGAATTTTGACTTTTAAAGTTTCTGAATTTGTTCCAGGACAACCATTAATTTATGTTAATAAATCTGTGAATGAAGAAATTGAAATAGAAGAGGGTGCTGCTTGGACTAAAAAGTCTGGTAAAAATTCTGAAGGTGGTTTAAATGAGAAGGGTCGTAAATCTTACGAAGCAGATAATCCTGGAAGTGATCTAAAACCACCTTCAAAGGAAGTTGGAAATCCCCGCAGATCTTCATTCTGTGCCCGAATGAAAGGCATGAAAGCAAAGTTAACATCTACTAAAACTGCCCGAGATCCAGATAGCAGAATTAATAAATCACTCAGAGCATGGAATTGCTGATATAAGGAGATTATATTATGCCCGATAACATTTACTTAGGCAATCCTTTATTAAAAAAGGCAAATACCTCAATGGAGTTTACTCAAGAACAAATTCTTGAGTTTGTGAGGTGTAAAGACGACCCTGTATATTTTGCAAAAAATTATGTAAAAATTGTAACTCTTGACCATGGTCTAATGCCATTTAGTCTTTATTCTTTTCAAGAAAAACTTATTAATAGATTTCACGAGAATAGATTTAATATATGTAAGATGCCTCGTCAAACAGGTAAAAGCACTACGGTTGTTTCATACCTTCTTCATTATGCAGTCTTTAATGATAATGTAAATATTGGTATATTAGCAAACAAGGCAGCAACCGCAAGAGAACTTTTAGATCGTCTCCAAACCGCATATGAAAATCTTCCTAAATGGATGCAGCAAGGTGTTATTTCTTGGAACAAAGGTTCATTAGAACTTGAGAATGGATCTAAAATTATGGCTGCCTCAACTTCAGCTTCTGCTGTTCGTGGTATGTCTTTTAACATATTGTTTTTGGACGAATTTGCGTTTGTTCCAAATCACATTGCAGACTCATTTTTTGCATCAGTATATCCAACCATTACTTCAGGTCAAAACACAAAGGTAATTATTGTTTCAACACCACATGGTATGAATCATTTCTACCGAATGTGGCACGATGCCGAAACTGGCAAAAATGGATATATTTTTACTGATGTACATTGGAGTGAGGTTCCTGGTAGAGATTCTGCCTGGAAAGCACAGACAATTGCTAACACAAGTGAACAACAGTTTAAGGTTGAATTTGAATGCGAATTTCTTGGATCTGTTGATACTCTGATTGCACCATCTAAACTCAGGAACTTCGTCTACGACCATCCTAAGACTAGTAACGCGGGTTTAGACGTTTATGTGAGTGCAAGTCAGGATTGTGATTATATAATGACTGTAGACGTTGCTAGAGGGGTAGGAAACGATTACTCAGCATTCGTTGTGGTAGACATTACACAGTTTCCCCATAAAGTTGTAGCAAAGTATAGAGATAATGAAATCAAACCAATGATGTTTCCAGGTGTAATTTATGAAGTCGCAAGAAATTACAATAATGCTTTTATCTTATGCGAAGTAAATGATGTAGGAGATCAGGTTGCTAGCATCCTTCAATACGACCTTGAATATCAAAATATTTTAATGTGTTCTATGAGAGGTAGGGCTGGTCAAATAGTAGGGCAAGGTTTTTCGGGTAAGAAGACTCAACTAGGAGTTAAGATGTCTAAGACAGTTAAAAAAATTGGGTGTCTTAATTTAAAAACAATGATTGAAGAGGATAAACTTATCTTCAATGATTATGAAATTATTAGTGAACTTACAACTTTCATTCAGAAACATAATTCTTTTGAGGCAGAAGAGGGTTGCAATGACGACCTAGCAATGTGCCTTGTAATATATGCTTGGTTAGTTTGTCAGGATTATTTTAAAGAACTTACTGATCAAGATGTTAGAAAACGTCTTTATGATGAACAAAAAAATCAGATAGAACAAGATATGGCACCTTTTGGTTTTGTTTCTGATGGGTTAGACGAAACAAGTTTTGTTGATTCTGAGGGTGATCGTTGGTTTTCTGATGAATATGGTGATCGTTCATACATGTGGGAATACAGGTAGTAATGGAAATTGATAAGCAAATAAAATTAAGTCACCTGTTACTCAATGATAGAAAATGTAGAGTTTGTAGAGAGGTTAAAAATTTAATAGGAGAGTTTTATAGAACACGTAAAGATAGAGGACCCGTTGCATCTTCATATTCTTATGAGTGTAAAGAATGTACTAAAAAAAGAGTAGATAAGAGTAAAGAAAATAAATCATCTTTAATTGAATACATATATCCAGATTGGTAATACTCACAGATTTTCTTTCTAGTAAAAAGTAATCTTGTATAAATAATATTTAAAGTATCGGAGATTGTTATGACATTAGAATGGAAAATTGTAAATGTAGAGAGATCATTAGCAGATGATGTTGTTTTTAAGGTTAATTATGAAGTATACAAAACAGATGGAGATAATACCATTTCAGCATCTGGATCTACTGAACTTCTGAAAGGAAAATTTTCATTATCTGATTATGCAAATCAAGAGAATTTTGTGCCCTTTAATCAACTAACACCAGAAATTATAATTAGTTGGGTTCAAGAATCTCTTGGTAAAGAATCTGTTTCTAATATTAATCAAAAAATGTCAAAGCAATTGGAATTAAAAAAGAATCCTGAAAGTGCAGAAGGATTGCCTTGGTCTTCCTTCACTTACGTGAAGTAAGTATTACGGATCCACACATTACAAATAAAATAAATTTCAGAGAAAACAAACATGGAATTAAATTGGGAAATTAAAAGTTTAGAATGGGCACTTCAAACTAATGTAGTGTATAGAGTTAAGTATGTAGTATCAATAAAAGATCAAGATGCTACTGCTTCAGCAGGTGGGAATATTTTACTTCATCATCCAGGAATGCTGCAGAAATATCCTTTAAGAGAAAATTTAAAAGAGGTTATTTTTGCCGATTACCCAAATCAAGATGGTTTTGTGCCCTTAGATCAATTAACACCAGAAATTGTAATTGATTGGGTTAAAGAGAACCTTGGTACAAAAGTTATTTCTGAAATTAATGACTTACTGCTCAGAGAAGTGCAATTAAAACGTAATCCGGAAACTCAAGTAGGATTACCAGATTGGACAAACTAAAAGAATAATAAAAGCATCCTCCGAATATGTCTATCGATGGTTGTGCCATTCAAATATCTGGATTGGTAATATTCACGTCATGTTTCCCCAGTGGAAAGTAATTATTTAATAAATACTTTCAGATAAACAGAGAATTTCGGAGAAAAAAATGGCGACTCCTCAATTATCTCCAGGCGTACTCGTCAGAGAGGTTGATTTAACAATAGGAAGAGCAGATAATGTTTTAGATAACATTGGAGTGATTGCGGGTCCTTTCCCAATCGGTCCTGTAGACTTTCCAATTGATATATCAACCGAACAGGATTTGATTCGTGTTTTTGGCAAACCACTTTCAACAGATTCCCAATATGAGTACTGGATGAGCGCATCGGCCTTCCTTTCATATGGTGGAGTTCTTAAAGTTGCTAGAACTGCTGGAACAACATTAAACAATGCTAATGCTGGTGTTGGTGCAGCTTCTACATCTGCTTTGAGAATTGATAACTACGATGATTATGTTAGTAATCATGAGGAGGCTACAAATTATACATACGCAGCAAAAAACCCTGGATCTTGGGCAAATGGATTAAAGGTTTGTTTCATTGACGATGCTGCAGATCAAATTGTTGGTATTAATACAACAAACCCAGGAGCACTTGGTGCAACGATTGGATTTGGAGTTACATCAGTTCTTTCTAATCTTACAATTGCGGGATCTGGATCAACGACATCATTTACTGGAGTTCTTAAGGGAATTATTACCGGTGTTACAACTGATGCAACAAACGGCAACAGCAGTATTGATGTAAAAATTCTATCAAGAGTTTCTACAGCAGGTACAACTTCTGGTACAGAAACGAAGATTACTTATGGAGAAGGATCTACTTCTGCATCATATTTAACCTCAAGCAGTATTCGTTTTATTAATAACTCGGGGATTGCTACTGGAAATGCTACGGGACTTGCTGGAATAACTCCAACATCTATTTCTGATTGGTACGAGAACCAAACTCTTGGTTTGACTAATGCAACAATTTTCTGGAGAGAACTTGCACCAAAACCAACCACCAGTCAGTATACAGATCAAAGACAGGGGAATGGTGATGGACTTCACATTGTAGTTGTTGATGATACAGGAACAATTACAGGAAACATAGGTACACTTTTAGAAACACATTTGGGTCTTTCAAAGGCAGTTGATGCAGTATCTTCCGTAAATTCTCCACAGAAAATATGGTATGAAGACTACCTTGCAGATTTTTCATCACAAATTTATGCTGGTGGAAATCCTTCAAATGCTGCTGATTCATATCACGGAACTACTCCAATAGTAACTGGATTCTCTACTGGTTTTACTAAAGTCACCACCGGAGACGGACTATGGGGGCAACCTGCACAAAGTGTTACATTTGCTGCAATTGGAAATAAAACTTATACTTTGGCAGGTGGTGTTGATTATTCTGCTTTTGGTGGAATGAAGGCAACTCTTGGTGATTTAATAACATCATATAGTCTCTTTAGTAATAAAGACGAGGTTCAAGCAGATTACATTATTATGGGTCCTTCAATGGACACACTAACTGATACTCAAGCAAAAGCAGGATTCTTAATCTCTCTTGCAAATGCAAGAAAGGATTGTGTTGCAACAATTGGAGCTCACAAGGCCGATTTAGTTGGTGTCACAAACACAACAACACAAACAACTAATCTAATCAAGTACTTCAGTACACTTTCATCTTCATCATATGCAATATTTGATAGTGGATACAAGTACACCTATGACAGATTTAATAATAAATTTGTTTATATTCCTTGTAATGCTGACGTTGCTGGTTTAATGACTCGCACTAATATTGTTGCTTATCCATGGTTCTCTCCTGCAGGACAACAACGTGGAATTTTGAATAATGCAATTAAACTTGCATATAATCCAAGTAAAGCACAAAGAGATCAACTCTATCCACAAAGAATTAACTCAATAATAACACAACCAGGAATTGGCACTCTTCTTTTTGGAGACAAAACTGCTCTTGGATATGCCTCTGCTTTTGATAGAATTAACGTTCGTCGTTTGTTCCTTACAATTCAACAAGCACTTCAGAAATCTGCAGAAGCACAACTATTCGAACTTAACGATGAGTTAACAAGAGCAAACTTTAGAAACATTGTTGAACCATATCTTCGTGATGTTCAAGCAAAAAGAGGTCTTTTTGGTTTCCTAGTTGTTTGCGATAAAACAAACAATACTCCCGATGTTATTGATAACAATGAGTTTAGGGCAGATATCTTCCTGAAACCTGCAAAATCTATCAACTTTGTAACACTAACATTTGTTGCAACTCGCACAGGAGTGAGTTTTGAAGAAGTTGCTGGTACTGTTTAATTATTATAATAAATAACACAAGGAGGTAACTAAAAGTGGCAAGACTCAAAACAATTTCAGAATTTAAAAGCACCTTAGCTGGTGGTGGTGCAAGACCCAATCTATTTGAGGTTGAACTGACAACTTTTCCAGCCTCAATTGCTGGATGGGATGCTGATACATTTAAGTATCTTTGTAAGGCAGCAAATTTACCTGCCTCTACTATTGCTAGTATCGATGTTCCATTTAGAGGAAGAACATTCAAAGTTGCTGGAGACAGATCTATTGATGTTTGGACTGTAACTGTTATTAATGATGAGGATTTCAAACTCCGCAGATCATTTGAAGCTTGGATGGAGCTAATAGCAAAACTTGATAATAACCTGGGAGCAACAAACCCATCTTCTTATATGAGCAATGCAACTGTTCATCAACTTGGAAGAGGATCTACTGTTAACAGCACAACTAATGCAGGAGCAGATAGTTCTATTTTGGCATCATATAACTTTGTTGATATTTTTCCAACAGCAGTTTCTGCTATTGACTTGTCTTATGACAGTGGGGATACGATTGAGGAATTTACAGTTGAATTCCAAGTTCAATCTTTCGAACTTATCAGTGGATCTACGGCAGCAAAGGCTTAATAAATAGGTAAAAGATCAAAAAATTTAAATAAATTATGGCAAAACTTTTTGGGTTTTCTATTGAAGACACTGAACCACTATCTCCTGGAGTAGTCTCTCCCGTTCCTCCTAATACCGAGGACGGGAATGACCACTATATGAGTAGTGGTTTTTTTGGTACGTCTCTTGATATAGAAGGTGTTTATAAAACAGAACAAGATTTACTTAAAAGATATCGTGAAATGTCACTGCACCCAGAGTGTGATAGTGCGATTGAAGACATCGTAAATGAAGCTATTGTATCAGACTCAAATGATTCTCCGATTCAAATTGAGTTATCCCACTTAAATGCAAGTGACGGAATTAAGAAAAAAATAAGAGAAGAGTTTAAATATATTTTATCTTTATTGGACTTTGACAAAAAATCTCATGAGATTTATAGAAATTGGTATGTAGACGGAAGAATATTTTATCATAAAGTAATTGATTTAAAGAGTCCTCATGAAGGAATTCAAGAGTTGCGTTATATAGATCCACTTAAAATGAAATATGTAAAGCAACAGAAAAAAAGTGAAAGAGATAAGTATAGACTGGCAAATATTAGAAATGATAATCCAATGGACTATGAGTTTCCTGAAATAGAGGAGTACTTCATTTATACTCCAAAAGCAAGTTATACTTCAGGAGATCCATCTGGTTTTGGTGGGAATGCTGGAGTCAAAATGACAAAAGATTCTATCACATATTGTACTTCAGGTCTTGTAGATAGAAATAAAGGAAATACTCTTTCATATCTTCACAAAGCAATTAAATCTCTTAATCAACTTAGGATGATTGAGGATTCTTTGGTTATCTATAGATTATCTCGTGCTCCTGAAAGAAGAATTTTTTATATTGATGTTGGCAATCTTCC